CTTTGGATCCAATTAGACCACTGGCAGCAGTTGCGCCCACCAGAGCCAGTGCACTACCCAGCGCCATTAACCGAGCCTCTTGATATAGCTATGCTCAGACGCGCGATAGCCACGGCGGCGATACAGAGCGCCAACAGCCTCCGGCCTAACCTTGTCGAGAGCTATCATCGCCCACGACTGCGCTCCCGCGTTCATTGCCGCCAGCTCGAGACAATCCAGAAGGTGCGCCCCAACTCCTTTTCTAGCTTCAGGCTCGACCCACCAGAACAGTTCTTGGCCCGTGATATGGTTGCAATTGAAATAGAGAGGATATACCAACCCGCCCGCAATACCGCAGATCACCCCCTCCCTGATTGCAATGAGTACAATGCCGTTAGGATCAGCAATCATGCCCCGGAGCGTGGAGCATATGCTGTCATGGTCCCATTCGGCTACGTCTGCCCATTCCGCTTCATCGAAGAAACGCGCGCCAATGCGAGCAATCGCGGGAATATCATCAACCGCTGCTGGCCTGATTTCGATGTCGGATGAAAAGCGCATGTAACCCAGACAGTCTGTAATGCGCTCTGTCTGGTCGCCGCACGCGCTTAACGGCTGCTATTCTGTTACCATATAGCTCAGGTATATTCAACACCGGATGCAACGATACCAATTGACGTGTTGGCGCTGGCAAGGGCCTGTATCGTCCCGCCAGCCTCAAGCCATTGTGCAATAGCCCCAGGAACCACATAACTGTCGCCCGCATTGATGGATTTCGCCGACAAAATGCAGTTCGAAGCGGACGCGCTGCCGCCATTAGGAACCAGATGCACCGTAGCCGTTACCGCCCCTGCGGTCGTATTGGTAAGGGTTAGATTGTCGATCCTAGCCTTGAGTCCCGTTGCTGTGTAATAAGTCGCGGCACTCGTGGTGAGCTGAGAACCGGCAATCAGTCTTTTTGGTCGAGTGGACATATCAAACTCCGTAACGCAAAGGCGGCAAAAGGTCGTCGAATTCAGATGGATTGCAAATTGGTGCGGGGATATCCTGCTCATCATGCTGAGGAATTAGTGAAGGGGCGATGGAATCATCGCCAAGATCGATAGTTGCCCCACCAAGTGGAACCGCTATCAGTAAGGACGTGTCATCAATGGGATTATCGGTTTGGCCTGTCACACGCTGAAGTTGAGCAAAAAAACGATACCAAGACGGCGTGACATTGCCCCGGCTGTCAGCGATAGGCTCTCTGGGTGGATTGATTGTGAACATCGCTATCTCACATCCACATGATAGCTCATCACAAATCTGCGAACGGGGTCAGTGCAGCGCAAGCGAATATTCATCTGGCGGAATTTGCCGAGCTTTCTCCATATCGCGCGGGTGGCATATTCACCCACAGCGCCCAGACTGCGTTCCATCCACGAAGACCAGCTATGTCCGCCATCACGTGATAGGGACATCGACAATAGAGGCGCAGGCGCATCGCTATTGCCGACACCTGTCTCAAACAGCGCCTCGAAGGCGTACATGGTCTGCCAGCCACGATCACGCGAAACGATAGTAGGCAACGTCACTTCAAATTCTATTGGGTCGCCGTCCTCCTCAAAAACATCGAAGTCGGCCAGATATACGTTGCCGCCGCCCTTTTCGATGAAGGCAGTCGTATTCCAGATCGACAACGCCCCGCCAACGCGCCAATCTTCACGATTGCGGGACTTTCTGCGATGCCAGAGATTAGTAGAGACATCGAGCGCGAAGCATCCAACATCCGTATTTATGACGTAGAACTTATGCCCCTCGTGCGTATAGGTAAAGCACGCGACCTCGGTGCAATTGCGAAGCTGATATTCTATTGCATGGGTGGAAACGCGAATTGGCGTATATCCGTCAAGGCGATAGACTATGCGGTCGTCGCCGTAGAAATACACGCTATTATCGAGTTTTACGACGCTCTCTTTTGCGAAGCATCCGCGCTCAATAAAAGCATTGCCCTGTCTCGAAAAAGGAAAATCGGCATTCCCGCTATTATACCAAATTTCTATGGTTTTCGTGCCATAAAGCTGCAATTCCCGGTGATCGTTGATGAGGCCGATAAGATTATCCGGTGCACCTTCCGCGTTCGCGATGTCTGCGGCGTCATAAATCAAGCCATTATTGATATCGGTAATCGTGAAATATCCGGTATCCGCCTGCGTCCATGCAAAATATCCATCGATAAAGGCAACGTCAGTGACATCGGGCAGGTCTGGAACGGCGGTAATTGTCGAACCGTCCCAGATATAGCCGGTATTCTCAATCACCATACCAATCTGGGTGAGATTGGTCGCCATTCTGACCGTGGATGATGCGCCTGTTGGCAGCGCGGAGTGGGTGGTTACTGTTCCAGCCTCAGAAACACTGAACAATGTTGTAGCAGTCGCAAGATATATCTCATTGTCAAAGTCTATATACCCGAATATCTCACCCCCAACATCCGCAAGGCTTGTCAGGCCGGGAATAAGCATCACAGCAAAACTGGAACGCTTATCGCCCTCCGATCGCTCGGCATAGCCATTCTGAAGTGATGCGCCGGACCATGGCAGCGAGCGGCCAGAAGCCTCCTGAAGAGCAGGGGATACCTCAAACATGGCCGTAATCCGGTTGCAGATCGACCGATGCGGGTTCGTTATCCCAACCTGAGAGATCGGCCAGCAATCTTGCTGCCTTTGCCTCTATCTTGATCGCCAAGCGGCTGTCAGTGACGGGGTATTCCGGCTCAAGTTCGTTCGCAAGGTTCCAGATTAGGGTCTGCAGCCACTCCTGCGGCAGATCGGCCTCGTTATTGCTCGCATCTATGTCCTCGATGCGCCGCAGATAGGTCACAGACAGCGTCTGCGCGCTCGCAGTTGCAGAGGACGCCGTGGGCCACACATAAAGCTTGCCGGTCGATAGCTGCGGATCGAAATAAAAGGCCGTTGGAACGCTCTCGACCGTTTTGTTGGGCTGGTTGTAATAATCCGAGCGTGACAATTCATTCAGCGGAACCTCAATCCCGCTCGATGTCGTCTTTCTGCGAACCGAAAGAACCCTCATGGCCCTTGGGCTGGTTGTATAATTGGTTGTGCCTTGGGTAAGGGTTATGGATTGCTCTGACTTGACCCATAGATGCGGTTTTGCCCCCCATGTTTTCAGCAGAAGGTTAAGTGAGAGCATGCCGTCAGCAGACATTCTGGCGGTTAATGCCTCACCTTCCTGCCCGACACCGAGAATCTGAAAAGCCTTCTCGATGATCTGGGCAGATGTCAGCGTAAAATCGGTCGAGCCGGACGTAGCCATTTACAAATCCCCCGGCTGAACCTCGTTGGTGGAGAGAAAAACATCCGCTGGCTCTGGATTGGATACGGGCAACATCTGCTTATCGACCGGCACTTTCAGGAAGTCCTGCGGATTGCGACGGTCTGCAAAGCGATGATGCACAAGATGCCCGTCCCAATTCTTGACGGCTTGGGTCAGCGGGTATTTGAACCCAGAGAAGGCACAGATGAAGTTCCCCGCCATTCAATACAACGCCACGATGTCGGCGGCGACAAGGCTAGTCGAATATACCTTGTCCACCTGCCAAGGCCGCTCACCAGCAGGAGCGTCAGGAAACGTCACCACATCGCCATTTGCCATGCGAACAGTGATGTCCCCAGCAGTCCCCAGATAGAGGCCGCGAGTGGTAGGAATGATCGTGCTGTCGCTTGCCGTAACCGCTACAGCGCCATAAGCACTCGATATGTCCTTTGAACGACCGCTCATTTCTTACCGCCTTTCCTGACTTCAGGCTCCGGTTTGGGCGCTTGTGGAAAGCCTCCGTGCCGCACCGCATGGTCGCGCAGAGCGAAAGCTTCCGGTAGCGTAGGAACCGTCCGCTGTTCACCCTCGAAGTTCTGAGCATAGAGGGAGACATGAAAGCCTCCCTCAGTCTCCCTGATGCGAACGAGCATTAGCTGTCAGCCGTTGGCAGGACGTAGCCGGTTGCGCCAGCCACACCAGATGCGCGGTTTTCAAAGAACCCATAACCGGACGATGCCGTTACCAGAACCTCCGCCGCCGTATCCGCGTGCTGCGCGAAATTGTTGGCGATGATCCCGGTGTTGGTCGAGACGTCCGTGGTGATGAGAAGCCCGCCCGTCGCCGTGTCGGTGTTGAGGCGGTAAACCTGATTCCCGGTGCAGCGAAGGCCGGTCACAACCTTGGTGGTTGCCTGCGCCATCAGTGTCGCCACGTTGTTGTTGACGCCAATCACGCAGTAGTTGTCCTGAATGGTGACGTCCGCGTTTGTGCCGTCCATCTTCACCATCGCAACGGTGGCAAGATCAGGCTCAATCCAGCGGTTATTGATGAGAGCAAGGCCGTCAGTGTCATTACTGGTCGCGTTGGTATCCACGACATACCGGAAATTCATGTTCGTCGCGGTCGCCTGAATGCGGCAATCCTCAACCGTGAAATATTTCGCGGTCGTGGTCGTGAATACCGAAACGATGTCCGCGAAGTTCGCGGAGAAGATCATGTTCTTGAACGTGACGTTCGCCGCAGTCACCGAAATAGTAGTCGTGGTTGCCGTGTCGAGCGTAAGCGTCGGGCGAGCCGTACCAACGCCCAAACCGATAATCGCAACGCCAGCAATGTCAGCCGTAATTGCTCCGGCGCTCGATAGCGTTTCAGTGTGACCCGGCTTCACAAAGATGACATCGCCACGGCCCGCGGTGCACATGCCGATGGCAGCGTCAATCGTCGAGAGCGGGCTTTCGAAGGTGCCGCGATTGGCGTCCGACGCGCCACGATGGCCGGGGAGAAGGCTGGACGAGCTGTTGCCCACCCAGAGAACCTGACCGGGATGAGATTGAACAAGGGGAACGCCGCGAATGGTGACGCCCTGAGAGAACCCATTGGGGAAATTGGATGCAGACATTTAGACCTCCTACGGACCCTCTTGGGGCCACACGGAAAACCCGTAGTTTGGGTAAGGCCGCATTTGTCTGCTACCGGCTCGCGGTTGCCGGTGCCGCATGTCATAGCATGGATAGAAGGCTAGTTCTAGTCCCTGTTTCTGATACGCCTTTCCAGAAGTACCTTATGTGATTCTGGCACATGATACCACGTGTCAAACAAAAAGCCCCCGGATTTCTCCGAGGGCCGAATTTGATAAAATCGTTAGATTTTAAGGGCTTACGCCCCCATCCCGTTCGTATACAAACCGCGAAAATCGGTCCAGCCGAAGGAATATCTTTCGTAACTTTTGTATTTCAAGTTACTCGTATCGAAATCCTCATCCTGCGCGAACTCGGCAGAAATACGCTGGAAACCCTTCATGCCATCCGGGCAGTTGGTCCGAATGAAGAAGGCGTCCGTGTCGGTGAAATAATGGTTCACCTTCACGCCACCGGGGAATGCTCCCGATGCACGCAGCGCATTGATGTCGTTGTTCGCCGTGCCCGACTGCTGCACCGACTTCAGAATACGCATGGCCTCGAATTCCAGATTATACGGGATAATCAGGGTATCGGGGCGCAACGCAATGCGAAGTCCGCGAGAGTTGGTCGCCGCCTGAATCTGAATGCACAGATCCTCAAGGCTCGCTTCCGAAAGATCAGCCGCCGTGGTGAGACGGTTGGACTGATTGCCCGCAAGCGTGGGGTGCGACGTAGAGGAAAGGATTACGCCATCGCCGCCGGTATAGCCAGACGTTTGCGCCCGATTGTAGACGTTGGCTGCGACGTTTTCCTTGGTCTGGCGCATGGAGAATGCAAGCGCGCGGGTATTCCGCAGGCCAGCCTTCTCATACTTGTTGTCATCAATCGCCTCGCGGGTGATGATGAAACCCAGACCGAACGCGGTGTGCGTATAGCGCGCCGTCGTTCCCTGAGCAAAAGTGTCATACTGCGTGGCTGCACCTTCGGCTTTCACCGGGGCGAGGCCAAGGCCAGTCACTTCCTGCTCTTCCTCATAGTTCATATCCGACGATTCCATGCTGAACAGGTCAGTATATTCGGTCGGATATTCCTTGTAGTCGCGTCCCCAGACAGCGTTAAGGCCGGGCCAGAGAAGTTTGGCGATATTGCCAGTTGATACGGTCATTGTTCAGCCCTCCTTATGCGCCAGCCACGCCATCGACGTAGAAGTGGTTGTTCAGGCGAACATTCCACTTGCAGTACGTGTCACCGACGACGTTATCAGGACGGTTTGCAGCACCGATGATCAGAACATCCTCCGTGCCGTCGCCAGAAGAGGTGACGGTTGTGCTGGAAATCTGGATCGAGCTGCGGCCTGTGGTGGTGGACCCGCTGGTAAAACCGGTCAGGTCAGCGGCATTGCCGACAACCGTTGCGGTCAGTGCGCCCGAAGCCGAGTTGTCCTGCACCTCGAAAACAAGGTTTGGATCGTCAGCCACCAGCACATAGCGGGAGGTGGAGTTTTCGCGATAGATGGTGCTGTCGCGGGTGATGGGTTCGACCGCCACGATAACGCCCACAACCGGATTGCCGGTCGAAACGTTAGCGGTAACAGTCATGACGCCATTGGCGTCGGCGGAACCGGCAGGCTTGACCAATGCGCCGATATAACCAGCG